CGTTCGTCGCCGTCCGGCTCTGCTGAAGTTGCTTCCGGCTCGTCCGATTCATCGCGAGATAATTCGGACCTCGACCGGCCGGGAATTGTCCCAACAAATCAGAGATCATGTCGTCGGTGAGAGTCGCCGTCGCATCGACGTTAACCAGTCGGCCGACCGAGAAGGCTCCGCCGACTTGCATCCCGAGCCAGGCGAAGATCGGAGTCGCGTAGACCGGATAACGTCCGGTTGCTCCGTCGATGAACTGGACGATCGTTTCACCGATCTCGATGTTGCCATCCCGTCCGGTGATCAGAGCCGCGTCCCGGAGATCGTTCCCGGTCCGGATCGCCCAGATCGAGGACTGCACACCCACCCCCGCACCGCCTGCATCAACAACCATCGTATCCGAGACCGCGTCGAGACCCGCATTGTCCGCCAGTCCCGCGAAACCGGCCGCCGCGTTCCCGACTCCGTAGATCATCTGCTCTTCGGCCTCGAAGAACCCGGCCCGAAGATGTCGCCGAGCTTCCCGGCCGATGTAGGCCGCCGCCCCGAATCGGTACTGATCAGCGATCGCCTTATCGACGACAAAGGAGCAGTCGAGGAGCTTGAGTGTCACCGTCACTTCGGTGTCTGCGCTCTTGACGTTTTCGAGTCCGTCGTTCACCGCCCGGAACCCGACGACCGGAGCTCCCGTCTGTTTGAGGTATTTGTGAGTGTCGCCGTCCGTCGGCTCGGCCGCCATCACCCGGAGGACAGGAGCTTCTTCGAGAAGATCGCTGATCCCATAATCCGCGTTGTTCTGGTCGTTCACTTTTGCGAGATCAGCCAGTGTCAAGAATGCATCAGCCATGAGTCTGATTCCTTAGAATCGAGTTTGTGAGTTAATGAGCTCGGCCGAGTCGGCCGCTCTCCTTCAATTGCGAGAGGCCGCTCCCTGGAGCCGGATTACTGAGGCGAACCGTTCGACGGCCGGAGGGAGAATCCCGTTCGAGAAGCCCTTCCCGTTATTCTCACCGTCCGAGAACGTCCCGACCGGATTGTCTTCTCCGCGACCATCGGAGCCGACCACGTCCGACTTCGTCTTCAGGAGATCGAACTCCGTCGAGAGAGCCTCCTCGAAGGATGTCCCGCCGAGGAGATACTTCATCCCCTTCTCGGCTCCGAACTTCTCCGAGAACTTCTCGACATCCGCCCGAGACAGGCTCTCGACGAGCTCCGGCTCTTCTTCGACGACCGCCGTCCCTGATTCGACCTTCGGCTCTTCGGCCGTCGGTGTCTCCGCTGTCACCTTCTCCGGATCGCTCTCCGGAGTCTCATTGTCGTCGAGTTGATCGACGGCCGCCGCGTCTCGTTGTTTGCTCATTGAGAGCTCTCCTGATTTCGAGACCACCTTAAGAACAATCCTACGACCATCGCAGAACCTTGAGAAAAAACCGCGAAGACGATCGGCCGAGAGGCCTCCGGTGTCTTCGGGAATGTCGCTAGACAAGCCGAGGCAATACTCGAAGAGACCCTCCGCCTGAGAGAGGATGTCCGCCGTCGGACCTGTGTGAAATAGGCCCGTAGGATTTGCTGCTGGTGAATCGACGAAGTCCGCCCCGTGAAGAGTTTCGAGTCGGACGTGAGGGAAGTCCTTCTGGTTCCCCTCGTCCGGTGATTCAAACACTCCGTCTGAATTCAGATTTAGCTCGACGAAGGAGGCCTCGGCCCCGAACGCGTGATCGAAGACGATCGACATCCCGAAGGCCTCGGGACCGCCGGCCGCCAGTCCGAGGACATATCCTCCGCGATCGCCGTCCGGAGTTGTCCGGCTCGTCGGTGAGAAGTGAACGTCCCCGAAGACCTGGTCACCTTCTCGGAAGAGTTCCTTCACCCGGCCGAGATAACTCCCGAGGCCGTCGCCGCTCATCGAGGGATGAGTAAACCGGACCTTCAGTCCCTTCCCGGACTCGTTCCCGAGAGCGACCACCTGATCGAGAGTCTCTCCGTCGATAAACTGTTCGTGTCCGAGAGCTTCTCCGCGAGCGATCAGAGAAGCCCCCTTGATCAGGCCGGACTTCCGAGAGCCGCCAGTCGGAAGGACCGATCCGCCCTGGTCGTCGTCGTCTTCTTCTTCGCCTTCGGCCGCCTTCGCGTGTTTCTCCTTCGGAGGATGTTCCCGGAAGAAGCCGTGAGCCGTCGGAGCTCGGTCCCGCGTCGGAGGCATCGTGATTACGTCGAGGAGTGTCGTCTTCTTCATCGTTTCCCTCCCTGAGTTGTTTCGACATCGTCTTCCTTCTCGGAATCGTCCGTCGGTTGTCCTGTCGTGTCGGTTGTCACCATGAGGCCGAGCTCGTCGATCAGAGCCTCCTCGTCCGCGAGCTCCGGAGCAACATCGGTCCGCCAGTCGTCGCCGTATCGTTCGCGTCGGACCTGAGTCCTCGTCTTGAGTCCGGCCTTGATCGCGTCCACATCTCCCCGAATGTCCCGAGGATCGAACCAGGGGATTCCCGTCGGAGTCCACTCGAACCGGATATCCTCGATCGACTTGATCGACCGAGGGAGAATGATCTCCCCGTCCTCGATCGCGAGCCGGAGCCGCCAGATCGTGAGCTTCCGGAGGAGCTCCTTCACATCTTCTCTCTTGTCCCGAGCCGATTGAAGGTAGAGCGTTAAGGCCGCCTTCGAGCCGAAGAAGTTGGTGAAGGACTCATCGTAGAATGAGAAAGGGATGTCGAGGCTCTTCATCGCTACCGCGATCATCATGTTCGAGAAGTTCTGAAACTCCGGAGCCGGTGTCTTATTTTCGAGGAATTTCGCGTCGTCGTCCGGATTCAAGTCGAGGACAATCGGCCGATTCCCGAGTTTCACATCGAAGCGATCGTTCGCTCCGTCGCCGTCGGAGTCCTCTCCCTCGACAGGCCCGAGACCGTTCTCCGAGGCATCGCGAGTGAGGACGAGGCCGAAGAGTTGAGCAACCTTCGCCCTTTGAAGCGCGTAGTCGAAACCCTCGTAGACATCCTGAAACCGGCCGAGAGCCGAGGTGATCGGAGAGACTCCTCTCACCTGGTCAAACCGATCATAGAAACCATGAGCGATAATGTTCCGAGCTCGGACCCATTTCTCGAAGGTGAGGCCGCCGCCTCGATTCCTTGAGTGAACCGCGAACCGGAGAGGCCGCCCTGTCGAGCTCGTCTCGATCCCGTTGAATGTTTTCTCGACATCGAAGGCCGCGTGACCACGTCGAGCGTCCGGTGTCTTTATTCGGTCGCTCTCAAACCACTGGACCCGGCCGTCGCCGACCTTAAGAGTGAAGATGTCGCCGTCGAGACATCGAAGGGACTCCGCTATCCTGATCGACTTCCGGAGACCGTGTCGGCCGTCCGAGGAGAAGTTCTGAGGCCGAGCCCACCATTTAACATATTCAACAACATCCTGGTCGAAGGATGTAATCCCGGTCCTCATCGTGAAGCCGAAGGATGCCGTAAAGTCGAGGTGTTTCCTGATCGCCCATCCCGCGAGCTCGAAGTTCCGGGAGACATTCCGGCCGCCGAGGATGAGGGACTTCCTCTTCCGATCGCCGATCTCGTCGTCTAGGTGTGTCACATTCCCGCGAGGAGTCCGCCGCTTCTTCGAGCCGTCGATCGAGTCGATCCCGCCGTCGGCCGAGCCGTCGATTGTGTTGTCCCAATTGATCCCGAAGGCCGAGGCCGCCATCTTGAGGAGGTTCGCCATTGGTCAGAATCCTCCGAGGTTGACTGTAAACCCTGTCGGCCGCTTGTTCCCGACCGTGTCATCCGAGGCCTTGAGCTCCCGGAGTTCCTTCCGGAGCTCCGCGAAGTTGTGAGCTCCGCTCGACCCGTCGTTCGACCACTGAACCACTCCGGACCGAAGGACTTCCTCGATCTCACTGATCCTCGTCGTGTTATTCGCCATCGGCTACACCACTATAAAAAGAGGACCGAGAGGAAGTTCCCTCTCGGTCCTCGGACCATTCAGAGCCGCCTCGGAACAAACCGAGACGGCCGAGAGAGAAGAGAGCCAAGTTCCCCCGGCTCAATAGTTACTCTCTCGGCCTCGTCTCATCTCGTCAAGATGTTCGACCGGAGCCTCCGGACTTCGGAGTCCGCCGTCGGAGCCAGTCCCAGACCGAGACGAGCCTCCGCCAGTCCCGCCGAGCTCCGTCCGCGATCGCTCTCCCGAGCTCCCTGAAGGACTCCTTGAGCTCCTTAATCGACTCGTTGAATGTCGGCCGTCCTCCCTTCCTCATTCGATCGACTCCCTCTCCGCGAACCACTCCTCGACGTAGAGTCTCGACCGCTCTCCGATCGCGAACTCCTCCCCGTTGTCCTCGACGACAGAAAAAGGAACCCACCTCTCGGAGTCGTCGTCGAGGATGATCATCATCGCCTTCGACTTCTTCAGGACGACCTCGGCTTCAATTTCTCGGTATGTTTTACCGCTCATTCTCCCGGCCTCGTCGTGAATTCCCGGACCGCCATCTTCTGGCCGCAGTCGAGACACTCCGTCCTCCGATATATGATCCGATTGTAAAAGACCCCGAGGACCGTCTCCTTCATCATCGCCTCGAAGTCTCTAGTCCTGTCCCGGCCGTCCTTGAATGGTTTCCTCCGTGTCGATTTACAATTTGGACAAACCACCGGAAGGATCGAGACCTCGGCCGGAGGCCTGTCCTCTCCGTCCCGCGAGAAGTCCTCATCAGGAGCCGGAGTGTCTCCCTCGATCAGGCTCGGAGTCCGTCTCTCCGCTGGCCGTGTTCCTGTTTTCTTCTTCGTCTTCCGCTTCGCCATAATGTTGTTCTTCCCTCTAATGATAAGAAACCCGAGCCCGTCTTCGACGAGCCCTCCCCGGTCCCGCGAGTCCTGGAATCGCCGCTCCCATGAGAGAAGCTCCAACCGCCGACCCGACCAGACAGTCGAGGAAGTGATTATCCGGCCGCGTGTTCTTGAGCTTCCACTCATCGACACTCCGCCCGGTTGATGCTGTAACTCGAACCCGTTCCTCTGCTGTGATGTTCTCCGAGATCATCCGGTGCGCTATATGATCGAAACCGAAGAAGGTGAGGTTCCCCGGATCTCCGAACTCGATCGCGAGCCGATCGTGAAGGAAGCTCTTCCAGTAGTTCGCGTCGAAGAGGATATGAGGGAGCTTTTCGATAATTGATGTTTTCCAATTCAGACCAACCTTCTCCCCCCGCCGCCGCTTATATTCTGTCACCGGCCGAGAGGCCGCTCCGACATATCGTCCGTGAGCCGGATAGACATTTACCGATCGAAGGCTCCGGACCGTGTCCCGGACCGTCGATGTCTGCCAGTTTGCGTCAATCAGGATGAGGCTCGGAGAGAGCTCGACCTCGTCGTCCTCTCGGACGTATCGACGGCCGAGGAGCTCAGGGATGAACTCCCGGAGAGCCGCCGAGATCATCCCGGCCTCTCCCGCGTTCGGGTATTTCTTCGGGAGTGTCTTCGCGATGTCGTTTAGTTGATAATACCGTCGGCCGCCCTGATCCGGGAATGTCCCATAGTCGAGGACCGAGCCGGTGAAGTCCGGCCGCCATCCGACTACCGTGAAGAAGAGAGCCTTCCCCTGAACGTCAACAAAAGCCGTGACCGTCTCCGTCGCCGGAAGAAGACGACCTCGGTCGATCCCGTTCGTCCGCTTCGAGAGCTCCGTCGCCGTCTGAATGCGGAGATCATCCTTCTGAGCTCTCCTCGGATTGTTCTGATATTCTGACCAGAAGGCCGCCTCGTCCCGAGCCTTCCGGTTCATCGCGTGTTGAATCGCCGAGAGCTCATCATCCTCGAACCGGCTCTCCCACATTACGACCGCTCCTTCGTCCATCTCCGCTCGATTCACCTTATAGAAGGCCGTCGCGTCCCGGATGTCTCCCCTTTCCCGGAGAGAGTCCGCCCTGAGCTCGGTGTATGTCTCCCAGAGATCGAGCCTCTCTGGAAACTCCTTAACGAAAGGAATCCGCGAGCCGTTCCATTCGGGATGAATCGCCGGATCGAGAATTCTGTCCGCGAGATCGCCGTCCTCGATCACCGTACAAGGACAGACCCCCGCGATCTTCTTCCCCGGACCTGACAAGCCGAGAATTGCTCCCGACATTGTCTTCTCTCTCGTCGCGACCTGGGCCGCCGAACCGGCCGACTCGTCCGTCTGAGGATCATCGACGATAATGAAGTCCGGCCTGATCGTCCGGCCGTCTGGTATTTTCTCCTTCCGGCCTCGGATCGCTCCGGTGATCCCGACGACCTGCAAAATTGAACCGGCCGAGGGACCGTTCCGCTTATTGTCGCCTTCCAGCCAGGGAAGGACGATCTCTTTAGACTTCATCGTGATCCGGACTCTCTTCCCCTCGGATACGAGCCGTCGAGTCGTCACTCCTTCGAGCTTCCGGAGGATGTAACAAACCTCCGGAAAGTCGTCGAGGAGCTTGTCGTTCGATTCGAGCTCCGTCCGGATCGAGGAGAGGAGCTTCCCCGCGAGCTCCTCGGTCGCTCCGAAGAGGACGACGAACTTCCGGAGACCGAAGAGAAGAGCCCAGAGAGCCGCCGCCTCGGTGAGGGATGTTTTTCCGGAGCCGCGAGGCATCGCCAGAGCGAAGAGGCCGCCCTTCAGGATCGACCGTTCGAGCTTCTTGATCACGTCGAGGTGATCTTGAGACCAGTCGAGCGCGAAGGTTCCTGAGAGATAGTTTTCGCAGAACTTCCGGAGGCTCTTCTTCGAGGCCGTCCGCCGCTTCCGGGACTTCACCTTCGGAACCGGACCGAAGTCCCGGAAGGCCTGAGCCGACTTCCGGTTCGCCTCGTTTTGCCACCGGAGCCGCTTCGCGTAGGCATCGGCCGAGGACGATCCCGTCGAGGACTTCGCCTTCTTCGGAGCCGTCTTCTTCGCCGGAGCCCTCGTCGGCTTCTTCGGAGCCGCTCTTCGGCTCGGCTTCTTCTTCGCGATCGTCGCCACTCCTTCCCCCTCCCTGAGTGTCTCTCGTCCTCCGGTGTTCCCCTATCTCTGTTGTTCAAAACATGACAGGCTGAACTTCACTCAGCCTGTCTCTGGCAATACCCGCGTATTTTTCGCTGAGTTCCAGTCCGATTGACTGTCGGTTGTGCTGTGATGCTACCAGTAGCGTTGTACCTGCCCCAGCGAACGGGTCAAGTACGGTTCCGTCGAGTGGACATCCAGCGAGAATGCACGGTTCGATCAGCTTTGGCGGAAATGTGGCGAAGTGGGCTGCTTTGAACGGTTTGGTTGTGACGGTCCAGACTGAGCGTTTGTTGCGTCCGTTGATGATTCCTCTGTTCGGCTTTCCTTTTT